TACGCTCATACTCAAGCCACTTGTCTAAGTAGTTCTGGTCACGGTAGTCGCGCCAGCGATCAGTATGCGATACGATCCACGCAGATAACTCTAAGTCATTTTCCGTAGGCTCGTAGAACTGATTTTGATCTTCTATTTTATTTTCCATAGTCACCACTTTACTTTGTCAGCCCAGTAAGCTGCGGACATCTTACCTTTGGCAATGTTTTTAGCGTGACGGGCTTTAAAGCTTTCCCGGCGCTTACGTTCCTTCTCAGACTCATCGTCATCCGCAGGAGAACCAGAGACACCTTGTTGTCCAAAGCGGATAGTCTTTACTTGGTCGCCTTCTTTAGCCACAACTACATGGCTTTTAGTTGGATGGTTAGGTGTACGCTTAGGTTTGTTGTAACCATCTACACCCACATTCTCCAGCTTAGGATCTTTCTTCTTTGTGGTAGCCATGATTACTTAACCTTCTTCTTTTTAGGCTTCTTGGCAGTCTTCTCAGACTCCTCAAAGTCTTTTGCCGTAGGAGCACCCTTAGATCCGGGCTTCTTCATCTTCTCACCAGAGCCTTCGGCAATGCGCTTACGCTTGGCGTGAATGTTTGCGTATAAACCTTGTTTCATTTAGTACCCCGATATGTCATCGAACACCTCATATTCATCTTCCTCATAGTCGGGAAGGAATGCTGAGATAGCTAATTGTTCCACATAAGCTAAAGCATCAACCAAGTCATCATGTACCCCTTTGGTAGGGAACATAATCAGTTGATCCTTAAACTCTTCAAAGTCTTCATCCTCGTTAAGGATAATGTGACCATGTTCAAACCTACCTTGCAAAGCCCAGACAACACGCTCAGTCTTCTTCTTGTTACCGTGTGTAAGTGTCTGTATGTGTGCAAAGGTGTTGTATTGACGCATCATGTCCTGTAAGACACCCATCACAGCGTTCATAGCTGTACCACGTTCAATACCAATCTGTATAGGTCGATACTCCTTGATGTTCTTTAAGATCCTCATGCAGGTTTCTTTAATGTCCCACCTACCATGCTCAATCTTATCGACATACCACTTGTTATCGTTACCTATCTTGACAACAGCCATAGCTGTCTCGTCTAGTCTCTTCTTGTTCTGTGAACCATCTGAGATGTTCTCAAAGCCTGCTAAGTCAATAGCAATGACGTAAGAGCCATCCTTGGGTAATGGTCCATCCTTGATCCACTCAGGCTTGAACACATCAGAGCCAGAGGTATCGAAGCTAGACAAGTATTCCTGCTTGAATGCAAAGGAACTTAAAGACCTCTTAGCAGCCTCAATCTCTTTCGGATCAATCGTCTCATTGTCCGCTGTGGTCTTGTGCCAACTCTTCCATTCGTCATCCTCACCACCTTGTCCAAGCTTAAAAGTATCGTAAAACCAATTACGACCTGAAGGGGTAGAGATGAATAGAGCACGGCCTTTCTTGTCCGACAGAGCAGCACGTAGAATCTTTTCCCATACGTCTTGCTTAATGAACGCACATTCGTCCAAAACAAGATAAACAAGAGAGACACCACGAAGACTGTCAGGGTTATCAGCACCTCGTACAAGGATCTTCCTCCCGTTAATAAGAGTAATCTCAAGGTTGTTAACGTGGCTGGACTTGATGACAGGCCTACCGAGGTCATGTAACAAGTCCCAGATAATGCTACGAGCCTGTCCAAGGGTAGGGGCTACGTACATGACGCTAGAGCCTTCTGGACAGTTTAAAGCCTCAATCAGGAGGGTAACAGCAGACAACCTAGACTTACCACAGCGACGACCAGCAGCTACGACCTTGAAGCGGGTAGAGTCCTTGAAAACTTCTTGCTGCCACTTGAGCAATGCAAAGTTAAGTTCAGACATAAGTCCATTCCTTTTTCCCTGCTCTTTTTAAAACACCTTTACAAGCTTTTACAATAGAACTAGGATCAACACCTTCTTTAATACCTGCTTCAGTTACTGAGGCATAAATTAAACCAGATGTAAGGCATTTAACTTTCTTTTTAGTGTCTTCTCTTAAAGCGGCAAGAGTTTTCCTGCTTTTTTCAGCATGGTCTAACTGAAGTTTACGTCCTTGTAACGACAAAGAAATATTAACTTTGCGTTGTTCTGTTAAAGGAATCCCTTTTAACTTTTGGGAGCGCTTTTGTTTTTCTTCTTCACCCTGTTTACGCCCGGAAGTTCCTTCTCCGCCATCGGTCAAGTTTACCAGTTGTTTTTGAAAGCAACCAATTAAGAACTTCTCATGTTCAAAAGCTTCCTCTTCTGTGTCCCATCGAGCTAAAATTTCAACCGTATATCCATGTTTAGCTGCTGTGTGTTTCCAGAAGTTGTTTCGGCTTGCAGTTTGCCAAGCACGGCGTCTGCTTCCTTTACCAATATAAAACAACTTTTTTGTGTCTGCTGTAAAATGAGCATATGTGTAATACTTCATTCTTTAGGCTCCACATCAGAAATATCAAATACAGTATCATCGGTAGACACAGTAGGGGAAGTTAAACCAGTAATGTTGATACTGATTTGTGGAGTCCCTCCTCCTTGTTTGGCGGCTTCAAAAGCAGATACCGGTATAATCCGATCCACAATTAATTTCCACGCAGCGGCTTGGGCCTTATGCTCATCGTTCAGAGCAGCATCATAAATAGCTTCTAAGACCTTAGCTGACTTAGGGCTGTTAAGCATCCTAAGCTTGTATTCGTTAATGATAGCAGCATCACCCTTAGGACGACCTACTGATCTATTCTCTTTAATCTCTTTTAAGTCAGACTTTGGAGGTCTGCCTTTCTTGTTACCTGATGGAGCTGTCATAGTAGTCTTTATCCTTTAAGGGAGACATAAATGTTAAATTACTTAAAGTTTAATACACTAACGTGAAATACATCTTTATTGTAGTAGGATCTAAGATGAAATATATTTTATTGTTTATCATCTTAAGTTCCCTCTACGAGGAGTACGGATAGTGTGTCTTAACTGTCTGCTATGTAGTGGGGTCAGGCTACATAGACTTCATCTTGAGTCCTACATAGTTAAGTCGTTAATTTAACTAATACGTATATTATACCATACTTTTGAAGGTTTGTCAAGCTTTTTCTTCACTTTGTTACATCTTTTTTTATTTATTTTTTATTGTGTCTATAAAGTAGTACCTACGTATACATCTATGTTCCTTTAAAGTTCCCCTTTCAGGGTGTACGCTTTCCAGTCCTAGATACTCAACAAGTAAATTATGTTAAGTCTATATTTGACAAGGACTTAGCAGTCTTACCATTGCCTATTTTTTAAGCACTAATCTGTCCCTAATTATTCTTAGTTTTACTTTTTTGTGTGCTCCAGAGGCTCCTGCAAAGATAAACACTATCGCAACACCCTCCCCCCCATGACTAAACAGTCTAGTAAGTGACTGAACAGTCTAGTTATTGTATAGTCTGAGCAGTCACATTGTATACTCATGAGTCACAATCTGTACACATTGTCGTCTAAGTGACTGTATAGTTACAATCTGTACTGACCAGTCTAGTTACTGACCCGTTAGTCATTAAGTTACTGCACAGTATTGGTGCATACTGCTTAGTCACTTTGTAGGCGGCGAAGGTGGAGGGCGGAGTAGGACCCTATAAAGTGACTAACCAGTCACAATCCAGCCACTACATTCACAGCTTAGAAGTTATCCACAGGTTACACACACAGGCTAAAGTTATCCACACCTGAGCAACTATCGTGCCAATGTTATGCACAGGTTATTAGTCTTATATAAGAGTTGTCTTTGTGGACAAGTACCACTAGCACTGTGGACAACTATTTCTAAGGGGTTAGTCTAGGCAGGGGTCAGACAGGCCTCCACGGGCCTATAAAGTGCCTTGCTAAGGATTTGCATAAATACAACACAATCAAAGAATTATTTTAAATAATTGTCACAAAGGTGACAGACACGGGGTCAGAGGCTGTCACAATAGAGGCGTCAGCAACCAACCACACAGGAGCGCACCATGCAAGAACTCACATTCACCACCACATTGGACGATCAGGGCAAACCTGATAGCTACTCAGTTGACGGCACAGTCACTTTAGAGGGCGAGGCAGTGCCTGTCGGTCTCTATACCACTGATTTCAACAAGGCCTTCGATGAACTGATGTACTGGATTCACTCTGTCGAATCTGACAGCAAGAACGCAGCCGTCAACGTCACCTTCAAAAACATTCAGGAGTAAACACCATGTCACCGCGCTACTCAGTCCGCCTAAGCCAAGCCGTTCACGCCTTGATTGTCGCCCTGCGCGATGGAGGGGAATTCCCTGATGAAGCCCACAGAGTTGCGAATCGCTTTGGAGTCCGCCAAGCCGATTTAGAACAGCGATACGATATTGAGTCTAACTGAAAGGAATCTAACATCATGAAAAACATTCTAGAATTTATCCTCTGCCTCGCTATCTTTGCAGGCTGGGGTATCATGCTTG